CGGAAGAAAACGGAATTATTTATGCAAAGGTACTTGGATTTTTACCAGATGGACGAATCGAGCAAAAGACAAGCAAGGAACACGTAAATTATAAACGCTGCATTGATCATGGTGATTGTATCGCATGTGGAGATGAGGTTATTGATTACAGCGTTGTTGAAAATAAGATCATGACGTTAGAAGAAGAGTATGGGGTGACAATCATGCAGATTGGGTACGATAAATGGAATGCAATTTCTTCCGTACAGAAATTTGAGGCAGCAGGATATGAATGTGTTGAAATCAAACAGCACAGTTCCGTGTTGCATGCTCCAACGAAGCTGTTGAAAGAAAAAATCTTATCTAAAGAATTTATTTACGATTCAAACAGATTACTTGAGATTAACTTCCAGAATGCAAGATGCACCGAAGACACCAACTTAAATAAATATGTAAACAAGAAAAAATCAAGAGGCAAGGTTGATATGGTAGTAGCTGGCATCAATGCGATGTATCTATTACATCAAAATTATATGCTTAATAGTACCCTTGATTGGGTAGTGCAAATGTAGAAAGGGGGTGAAAAATTGGGATTAATTAAAAATATCTTTGGTTTTGAGGTACGTGAAGAGTCTGTAGTGAATGAAAACTCATTCATTGATACGGCTGATGATGTAGATTTGGGACTCCCTAGCTTCGATGCAACAACACGAGTAACAAGACAACAAGCGTTAAGCGTGCCAGCGGTAGCAAGTGCGTTATTTTTGATTAGTGGTATTATTGCTGGTATTCCTATCAAGCTATATAGACGAGATGGCAATACTATTACAGAAATCACAGACGATGAACGCACAAAGCTATTGAATGTAGATACTAACTCTATATTGGGTTCGTTTGAAACAAAGCAAGCTATGATTAATGATCTAATCATGGAAGGTGCATGTTATTGCTACATAGGGAAAGATGGGAATAATGCTACATCATTACAATACTTGCCTAAATATCGTGTAAGTGTGCTTGATAATGGCAAACTAATTGATAGGACTGTACTATTCTTAGTAGATGGTAGTTACTATGATAACTTTAATATCATGCGTGCGGTTAGAAATAGCAACGATGGGGTGCATGGTAGAGGGTTATTAGACGACAACGCTACACAAATTTCTAGTATGTACAATGCACTTGTATATGAAAATGGTGTAATCAGCAAGGGTGTACGTAAAGGCTTCCTTAAATCAGAGGGGAGATTGACAGTCAAAGCACTTGAAGCACTCAAAAAAGCATGGCGAATGATGACGGCTAAGCTAGGCACTAGCGATGTAATTGTACTTAATAAGGGTATTACCTTTGAAAGTGCTGATAGTACGGCCGTAGAAAATCAACTTAACGAAAGCAAACAAACAAACGCTGACTTAATTTATAAATTGTTTGGTTTTACTGACAAAACATTTACAGATGAAAAAGCATTTAATATTTTTGTTAAAACTACGATTATGCCAATCGTAAATTGCTTTGTTGAAGCTATCAATCGCTCAATGTTGCTTGAAACTGAAAAAGGTAATCTGTATTTTAGCTTAGATATGAATGATCTATTAAAAGCCGATATGCTTACACGCTTTAATGCATACAAGACTGCATTGGATAGCAACTGGATTAACGTGGATGAAATTCGTCAACGTGAGGACTTATCCCCTATGGGTATTGACTTCGTAAGTATGAACCTTGCGAACGTATTCTATTATCCAGATACGAAGAAAGTGTACACACCAAATACTGGTGTACTTGGTGATTTAACCACACTAAAATCTGTGAAAGGGGGTGAGAATGATGAAAATTGAAGTCCGTAATGGTGCAGTTACGATTGAGGGTTATGTGAATGTTACAGAACGTTTAAGTAAGCCTATTCGTGATGTAAGGGGTAATTTTTTAGAAAAAGTACAAAGTGGTGCGTTCAATTCTGCATTACAACGTAATAATAATGTAGAGTTACGCTTCAACCACCGCAGAAAATTGGGAGACCAACAAGACGGCTCGCTTGAATTAAGAGAAGATAGCATTGGCTTATATGCAAAAGCTATTGTATCTGATGCGGAAGTAGTACAACTTGCAGAAAATAGACAACTCAAAGGCTGGTCTTTCGGTTTTAGAAAACTAGAAGATGAATGGGATAAACAAGAAAACATGCCAGAAATTCGCACATTGAAGTCTATTGATGTTAGTGAAGTTAGTATTTTATCTGTGAACCCAGCATATATTGCAACATCTATTAATGTACGAGCAGATGAAGGTGAAGATTTACTTGAGTGTAGATCTAACGAAACTGCAACAGGTACATTGGAATATGATATTGAAGAACGTAAGACTGATGATGAAGAAGAAACCAGCAATCAGAAATATCATGACATTTTAAAAGAACTTAATGCTTAGCATCCACCATATGTGGGTGCTTTTTTAATGCAAAGAAAAGAGGATAGCATGAACTTTAAAAAACTTATTGAAAAACGTAATGGTTTGGTTGAAGAAATGAACAACCTTGTAAAGGTTGCGGATGAAGAAACTCGTGCATTAAACGAAGAAGAAACATCTAAATTTGAAGAAATTCGTAAAGAAGTAGCTGATATTGACCGCACTTTGGAACTTGCAAAAGAAGAACGCTCCATGATGTCTGTATCTGATGATGAACCACAAGCTAAAACAGATGAAAAAGCAATGGCAATGGCAGAAGAACGTGCATTTGCTAACTTCTTACGTAGCGGTGAAACTGTATTCGCTGATACTGAAACACGTGCAGATGTAAACCTTACTAAAGGCGACAATGGGGTGGTAATTCCATCTACAATTGCAGAACGCATCATTGGTACTGTTAAACGTATTGCTCCAATCATCCAAAACTCTGACTTCTACGATGTAAAAGGTGATTTGGTATTCGCAGTTGAAGATGAAAGCACTAACAAAACTACATGTGCATACGTTGGTGAATTCCAAGAACTTGAAAGCACAAGCGGTAAATTCAAATCTGTTACATTGAAAGGTAACGTAGTAGGTGTATTGACTAAAGTATCTAAATCCTTAATCAATAACGCTGGCTTTGATATCGTAAACTATGTAGTAACTAAAGTAGCTGAAGCAATCGTAGTATTCTTAGAAAACGAAATGATTAATGGTTCTGCTAAAATTCAAGGTTTATTGCAAGCTAAAAACATTGTTACTGCTGGTAGTGCAACTGCAATTACTGCTGATGACTTAATTGAACTTCAATTCAAAGTACCGCAAGCATATCGTGGCAATGGTGTGTTCATCATGAACCCTGAAACATTCAAAGCATGCGCTAAATTGAAAAATACACAAGGCGAATACTTGTTGAATAAAGACCTTACAAATGGTTATGGCTACACATTGTTAGGCCGTCCTGTTTACGAGTCTGACAATATGCCTAAAATTGCTGCAAAAGCTAAAGTTGCAATCTATGCTGACCTTAAAGGTTATGCTACAAAAATCAGCGGTGAAAACTCTGAAATCTCTGTATTGCAAGAACGCTTCTATACTCAATACGCAGTTGGTGTAGCTGGTTATGTTGAAGTTGACGGCAAAATCGTTGATGAACAACGTATTGCTACATTAGCAATGGCTTAATAGTCATGAAGTACAAGGTGTTAGTTGGTTATAGTGGGGTAGTATCTGCCCCACTTGATAGCATTGTTGAGTATACAGACGAGGTAATCATCAATGATCTATTGCAAGCTGGTTACATCGAGCCTGTAAAACAAGCTAAAACCAAAAGCAAAAAGGCTGAAGCAGAGGAGTAAACATGAAAGTTAGTGAGTTAAATCTTGATATTGTATCGAACTATATTCGTGTTGATGTTACAGCCGACACTAAACCTATTTTAGACATGGTATTATCTGCAGCAATTTCCTATTGCATGACATATATGGGTATTGCTGATAAGACTACACTTGATGATTATGAAGATATGCCTATTGCCGTATTGAGTTTATGCGGTGAATTTTACGATAATCGTACGTTTACGGCCGTTGAAAATGCGGTGGTAAATCCTACGGCACAGGCTATCTTAGATAAGTATTCAATTAACTTATTATAGGTGAAATTATGTATAGAAAAGGTAGATTAAGCACTATTTTGCAACATCAAGCAGAAATTCACGCTAACAGAAAATCAACCGCTATGAATGAATTGGGGCAATATCCTATTGTTGATACAGTTATCGGCAATATGCATTGTGGAGTCATTCCACAGACTGGCGGTCTATTAAGTGGTAGAACGGCAGAAACTACACTTGCTAGAACTACACATAAGGTAGTGTGTAGGTATCGCAACGATATTGAACCTGATATGTGGCTAATTATTGAGGGTCAGAAATATAACATCCTGTATGTTATGGATCCATACCTTAATAAAGAGAGACTAGAAATATTTACAGAGGTTGTAATCTAATGGGTGTTGATATTGAAACAGAAGGATTGAGTGAGTTTTCTCAAGAGTTGCTAGACATAGCGACTAAAGACTTTCCGAAAGATACAAAGAATTTTCTTCAACGTGCTGGCAATAAGCTAAAAGCTAATGCCAAAAACAACTATAAAAGCGGTACTACACAAGGTACTAAAAACCTTATCAAAGGCCTTAAACGTGATAGAGCGTATAAGTATGGCAAGGATGAGTGGCAAGTGCGTGTTAAGAATACCGCACCGCACGCATGGTTAGTTGAACATGGCCATGTGATGCTAGGTCATTCTGCACAGGGTAAACCTAAATTAATAGTTGGTAACACAGGGGAAGCCTTTGTAAGAGGGAAGAATGTAATGGGTAAAACTGCTAAAGCCTTTCCGTCAGAATATCAAGGGTTAGCGGAAGAATTTATTGATAAGATGCTTAATGAAAAAGGTTTAGGCTAGTGATAACTGCAGTTGAAATAGTAAAAGCATTAACAGTAAAGTGTAGAGAACTGTTTAATTGTGATGTTAATGATAGGGATATTTCAGAGGGATTTACTAGACCATCATTTTTTATTGAGGTTGTAGACTTCAACAATGAAGATATAGGCGAAATCCTAAGAGGTGATACGCTTAATATCTATATCTACTACTTCAACGAAAAGCGTGAGATTGGCTATCTTAACTTACTCAAAGCAAGAGAAAATTTGCGAGAAATGTTAGCAATGCCTGTTAGCGTAGCAGATGGATTTAGTATTACTGCATCTGATATAGTCGAAACAATCAATAAGGCTGATATGTCATATATTACTAACTTTGATGTAACGATCTATCAAAACAGACCAGAAGCAGATGCACCTTACATGGAAAAATTGGCGGTCAACGGAGAGTTGCAAGAGCCAACGAAAGAGTAGTTATAGCATCCACCATATGTGGGTGCTATTTTTAATGGGTAAAAGGAGCAGAATATGGCGATTGGCTTACCAAATATTGATATCGTATTCTTGCAAAAGGCGGTATCTGCCGTGCTACGTTCCGAACGTGGTACTGCATTAATCATCGTTAAAGATGATAAACAAACTGAAATTGGCTACGATGTGTTCAAATTCGAAGCTGATATTACTGATAAGAAATACAATGCCGATACAATTAAATTGTTGAAGCGTTGCTTCTATGTAAATGTGAATAAGGTGGTAGTGTTACACGTTCCATCTAAAACAACTGCATTTGCAGATATTAAACAAGTGTTAGACCGCATTAAATATAACTGGGCTTGTACTACAGTAGCAGAATGGCAAACAGATTTAGTGTCTTATACTAAAAGCCGTAATGTTATTTCTAAAGGCCGTAAGGTTAAATGCGTAGTTGCTAACGTAGCGGTGGCAGATGATAAACACGTTGTAAATATGAAAGGTAATTTTGTACATGAAGCTGATGCGGAAGCTGGCACTAATGTCAAAATGACTGATTATTTACCACGTATTACATCCATTTTGGCTAACTTGCCAATGAACCGCAGCATTACATACTACGAATTGGAAGATTTAGACTATGTAGATAACTCTTATGTTACTGCAGAAAAAGATGTAAATAAGTGGACTGATGAAGGTTGGTTGCTTCTTATCAATGATGATGAAGATAATGTAGTACGTGTAGGCCGTGGTGTAAACACATTAACTACATTCACATCTACTGATACAGAAGATATGCGTAAAATCATCATTGTTGAAAGTATGGATTTAATTCAAGAAGATTTATACTCTACATTCAAAAAATACTATGTAGGCAAGTATAAAAACCATTTGGACAACCAATACTTGTTTATTTCTTCTGTAAACGCTTATTTCAAATCTTTAACTAAAGTCGTTAATGGTGAAATTTTAGACCCAGAATACGACAATCATGCGTTTGTTGATGTAGAAAATCAACGTCAAGCATGGTTGAGCGTAGGCAAAACAGAAGCGGAAGATTGGGATGAAGCGAAGGTTAAAGAAATGTCCTTCAAGTCTACTGTATTTATTGCTGCTAAAGTTAAAATTCTTGATGCTATGGAAGATTTGTCCTTCCAAATTACTATGGAATAAGGGGGTAAAGTATGGCAAGTAAAGACATTCATAATCAAATCTTACGTGGCCAATTTGGTAAGGTATGGATTGATGGCGAATTATATGCAAATGTTAAATCTTTTGAAGCTAAAATCTCCCTTAAATATGAAGCGGTAGACATTAACGGCGAAATGGGTGTACATCAACGCTTAGTAGGTTTTGAAGGTGCTGGTACATTAGTACTCCACAAAATCGATAGCCGTGTAGCACAAAAGATTGCTGGCAAAATTAAAAATGGTAGTGTACCAGATATTAAAATTGTATCTAAATTAACAGACCCAGATGTAAATGGTGCTGAACGTATTGAATTAACTGGTGTTACTTTGGATGAATTAACACATGGTTTCGAAAATAAAAAGGTACAAGAAGAAAGCTATCCTTTCAAATTTGCTGATTACAACTACTTAGACTTAATTCTTTAATATATGGGCGGTGCTTAATGCATCGCCTTTCCTTTTAATGTGAGGTGGATAAAATATGGCTAAATTACAACTTGAAGATTTGCTTAACCGCAATATGCAAGAGGGTTTTCAATCTAAAGATGTATATGTAAAAGGTTTAGGCGGTGAGTTGACTGTAATTCATCAACCACTACCAACAGTATTGCGTATTATGGATGACATAAAACAAGATGCAACGCTATCAACTGTAATGGATGCAATGGTACAACTCATCTATGCTTGTGTTCCTTTGTTTAAAAATAAAGAATTACAAGCAAAATATGAATGTGCTGAACCTACAGATGTAGTGTATAAAGTCTTAAACGATAGCGTGGAAGATATTACTGCATTGGGTGAAGCTATCTTGGGTATGTATGGTATTGCAAATCCTGTTGAAGATGTAAAAAAGCAATAAGAGCGGACAGGGAACTGACAATGTTCCGCTATTATATGCAAAAAGGCCATACATTATCCTCGTTACTTGCATTAGATCCATTAGAACGCACGTTCTATTGTGCGTGCTTTGAATTGGATATGGAAGATTTAGAAAGGGGCAATAATGGCTAAAAGTATTAACGTATTACTTAGTCTTAAAGACCAATTTACTGCACCTATGAAAAAGGCTGGGGATAGTGCAAAAGACACAGAACGTAAGATGGTAGCCATGAAGAATAAGTTAAGTAATTTTGGTAACGGAATTAATAACAAATTCTTAGGTATTGCTGGAAGCATCGGTAAGATGGGATTAGCAATGTCAGGCTTGGGTGCGTTCGCTAGTGTTGGTGCTATTGTTGATTATGGCAAAAAGGCACTTGATGTAGCTAAAAGTGCAGAGTTATCTCAAACATTATTGCGTAATAGCTTGGCTAATAACAATTCATTGTATGATAAATCGGCACAATCGCTAGATGCTGCACAAAAGCAATTAAATGAGTATGCATCTAAATGGGGTCAAGTAGGGGTTATCTCTGCTGGTACTATTCGTGCTGGTTATCAAGAGTTAAATAAATGGAATGTTCCTGTTGATAAGGTGAATGATTTATCAGAAGCCTTAACAAATCTTGTAGCTGGTAAGTTTGGTATTAATGCTACGGCAGAAGATGCACAGTTAGCATCACAAGCAATCGGCAGAGCGTTCAATGGTGATGTAGCTGGCTTGACTAAGATGAAGATACCTTTAACGGAAGCACAAAAGCTAATCATTAAAAATGGTACCGAAGCAGAACGTTTGGCAACTATCAATGAAATAGTTAATGGTACATTCTCTAAACAGAATGAAATACTAGCTAATACACCAGATGGACAACTCAAACGGATGAAGAACCAACAAGCAGCATTAATGGCTACGATTGGTAAGGGCCTATTGCCTATGCAAAAAGCCTTTATTGATATGGTTAGTACTATCATGCCTATAGTTGCACCAGTTATTCAAGATATATTCAATACATTTAGCGGTGCATTTACATGGATAGCACAGGTAATTACAGAGAATAAGGAAACCATCAAAACAAATCTAACAGAGGGAATGAACGTAGTTAAAAGTGTTCTAGCTACTGTTGGTAGTGTTATTAAGTGGTGTGTTGACAATCTTGGGTTCTTAGTGCCTGTTCTTAAAGTAGTTGTAGCTGGGTTCGTTGCTTTTAATGTAATATCTAGCATCTTACCTATATTGTTATCTATATTCAGTGGCTTTATGACTGTAGTAAAAATTGTAAGGGTATTGAATATGCTAATGATTGCAAATCCTATGGTGTTTGCATTGTATGCCGTGATAGCTGCTATTGCGTTATTGATCTATAACTGGGATACAGTAAAAGAGGTAGCAATAGGTGTATGGGATGCTATTTCAAGCTATGCTAGTGAATTATGGGATAGCTTAGTAAGTGGATGTACTGAATTTGTAAATGGGGTTATAGAGGTTGTTACACCTATCTATAACCGCTTCATGGAAATTATGAGTCCTATACTTGATGGTGTTATGCAAATCTTCAATGGTATTATTGATTTTCTTGTTGGTGTATTTACTGGTAACTGGGATATGGCCTTTAATGGCTTAGTACAAATCTTCAATGGTTACTTTGGAATTATCAAATCCATCGCACAAGATGTGCTTGGATGGGTACAAGATAAATTGCAATGGGCTGGCGAAAAGATAGATGCCATCAAAGAGGGCGGTTCTTGGTTATATAACAATACAATAGGCCGTGTAACTGGTGAACATAATGCAACTGGTACAGAGTACTGGAAAGGTGGAGCGACATATGTCAACGAAAATCAACGTGGCGAAATTATCAATCTACCGAATGGTTCACAAGTCATTCCACACGATGAAAGCATGAAACAATTAGCAAGTGGCCGTGGCAATGTAACTGTGAATGTAACAGTACAAGGCAATGTGATTGGTAATGAAGATTTCATGGATGCGTGTGGCCGTCATGTAACCGATAAAGTGATGTTAGCTATGGGTAATATGTAGGGGGTGTGAAATGAGCTTTCAAGACAACGCTAAAAGCGTAATGAAACAACGCTTAATGACGAAACAAGCGGACTTGCAAAAGTTAGCAGTAACACGTGCTACTAAGTTTGCAGATAAGATTTCACATGGTTTAGTCGGTAAGATTTTAGATTATGCCGAACGGAAACCAACTACAGATATTGTATTTCACTCTGAATTAACGGATGAATACATTACATTACCTGTAGTACCTAACCCTTTACCTACGATTAGTGAACCACAAACAAACGAAACCTTTAATGGGTTGCGTGGTGATATTAAACTTATAGGGCCTTTAGGGTTACGAACACTAAGCCTAGATAATATCCTATTGCCTGTGAATAAGGATTACTCTTTTATTCGTGGTAATGGTACAGATGGGTTACAATGTTTGCAATTCTTTCAAGCACAACGGCAGATGAAAGCCGTGATGCGGATATGTATTATTCAGTCTGATGGCAACGAAATCCTTAATATGCCATGTGTCATTAATGATCTATCATACACATATGACAAAATTGGCGATATTAAAGCAACAATAGGTATTGAAGAGTACGTATATACTAATACATCAACTACTGCTCAATCTTCGACTGGTGGCGAAAATAAGGCTACAGATACAAAGGCTAGTGATAGTAAGGCGGTTAAGAAATGAAGCTACAGTATACGAACACAACCAAAGGCAAAGATGGTAAAGATGTAACTGAAACACGTGAAATTACAGCCTATACAAATAACTATCAAAGGTCAGATGGTATTGATACATTAGGTCAAGAATTTACCTTTGATTTAGCAGATAACCCTTTTGATTTTAACCTTATGGGTACACGGCTAGCGATTGGTGGCAAGATTGAGTTTAGCAACCAATTAAGCAACAACAATAAGAGCGCTACAACGCAGCTTAACGAAGAACAACAAGAGCAAGTAGTATTTCAAGGTATTGTGGTAGCAGAAAAACAAAGCGGTGCTAACAAATATAGTTACACTTGCTTTGACTACTGCTTCTATCTCAACAAATCAGAGATAGAAATTCAATTCAATGGTGTTAGTGGCCTTGAAGCTATCAAAAAGGTATGTAGCGAAAACAACGTGCCTTTAGGTAATGTGGCTGATATTAAGACGAATATCAAGAAGATATATCAAGGTGAAACAGTATCTGATGTAATCAAGGATATTATTAAGCAAGCTACAGAGGAAACTGGCTATAAATACCGCTTAGAATACCGAGATGGCAAGATACACGTTGAGGACTACAAAGACTTAGTGCTAGATAAGGTTATCACTCAACCTATCAACAATTACTCAAGAGATTTAAGCATGGAAGATATGCGTAATAGCATCGTAGCCATATCTCAAAAGGAAAAGAGTACATCTGTTAAGTCTACTATTCAAGATGATGAAAGCATCAAGAAATATGGCTTAATCAAGAAGATAGTTAAGGTTGATAATAAGAAGCAAGCACAGACTGCTCAAATTGCTAAAAAGACTATTCAAGATACTAATAAGGTAGCTGAAAAGTTAAACCTAACATTATTAGGTGATGATACAGTAAGGAGTGGTCGCATTATCATAATTGATGATTACACAGTAGACATACACGATAAATTCATAGTAGAAAACTGCAAGCATAACTATGGAGTTAACCATACTATGACATTAGATCTAAAGCGTGTAACGAAAGAACTTGATACAAGTAAGTATGCTACTAGCACTACTACAACTGTTACACCTAATGCAACAAATAGTACTGCTAATGCAACGCAAGTTGATGCTGGTATGAACGCACTCAACGGATATCAAAGCGTATATCGTGATAACGGATGCGTAGATGTGGCGGTTAAGGCTGGTTCATATTACAGTCCATTCTTAAAGCAACAGGCGGATATTGGCACGGCTAATGTAGATACATTAGTTAATAATGCTCAAAGTGCTGGATATAAGGTAGAAGCCTTTGACGGCTATGCTAAAAAAGGCGATATCTTAGTATATGGTAATAACCAACATGTTATTATATCTGATGGTGCTGGCGGTGGGTTTGGTAATAGTAGTAGCGAAGGACACGCTAAATTCTATTCAGATGCCAATAACGCATGGCACACAAACGAAGCACCTAGTAAAGTAATTAGAAGGGGGGTATATATGGAAGAATGGCACAGTCAGATGGCTTCTATGTTTAAAGATAGAACCAACCCTATACGGATAGGTGCTTGCCTTGGAGAGGTTATCAGTACTTCACCATGGAAGGTAGCTATCAAAGATGGGAAGTTTATGATAGATGCATCTAATGGATATGTATGCTTTCAGTTAATTCACCATATCACTACCTACTCTTATAGACATAGTGGCAAAATGACACACAAAGGGTGTCCAGCTGGGCCTAAATCTGATTACGATGCACAGGGCGAAGGTAAGATAGTGCTTGATGAATTATGGAAGGCTGGCGATAAAGTACTTGTTATTCCAGATGAAAACGAGCAACACTTCTTTATCGTTGATATTGTGAAAGAGGGGGTATGATGTTTCCTACAGATTACAACTTCACCAATTCCATTCAATCTACTAAAACTGCTACAAACGCACAACATAAAGTGGGGCGGTCATTTAAATTTGATTATAAAACACATCGTTTTGTATTTGAGGATGGTCGCAATGTAGAAGATACGCAGATTGAAGCAATTAAACAATGGATTGAGTTATTTATTCGTACTGAAATGAAGAAATACTTAATCTATAGTGATAGCTTTGGGTTAGATCTAACTAAGCTATTAGGGTACAGATTGCCACGTGCATATAAAGTATCTGAAATAAAAAGAAGAATAACCGAAGGTATCATGAACAAAGTACCATGTGTTGTAGTTGTCAAAGATTGGCAATTCAATGCTGGTATTTTTTATTTCACAGTAGTTACTAATACAGGGGAAGAGGTGAAGATAGAACATGAATTCGAATTATAGTGTTGATAGCATCCATAATACGATGCTTGAAAACATTGATGATGCGTATCAGAAAACAGAAGGCTTTCCAACGTATGACATAACAAGAGGTGAAGCATTTGCTTTACTTGAACTGTGGAAGAAGGCGGAAGAAATTGAACGCAAACAAAACGTGGATAACTTAACAGGTGATGAACTAACAAGGGTAGTATTCCAACGCAAAGGAACACAACGAAAGTTAGCAACTAAGGCAGTATGTAACCTACGTATTGTAGATGGTAACGGAACTATTCATGAGGGTGATTTATTCGAAAGTGAAAGCGGTATTCAATACGAGTCGCTAGAAAATAAGGATGTAGTAGATAACTCTATCATCAAAATCAGATGCACTAAAGCTGGTGTAGTTGGTAATGTTCCTAAAGGTACAATAACGCAGATGCCTATTACTATTGCTGGTATCAATGCAGTTATTAACGATGATGCTGCAAAAGGTGGCGAAAATGAGGAAGCAGACGATGATTTGCGTGAACGCTACTATGAAGAGTTAAGAGAGCCAGCTACGAGTGGCAATGATTACCACTATAAGCAATGGGCTAAAGAAGTAGAAGGTGTAGGCGAAGCTAATGTAATAGGGTTATGGAATGGTAACAATACTGTTAAAGTAGTTATCATCAACTCTGACAGAAAGGCTGCTAGTACAGATTTAGTTAAAAGGGTACAAGATTACATAGACCCAGAAAGCAAAGGTATTGGTGAGGGGCAAGCACCAATTGGTGCACATTGTACTGTAGTTAGTGCTACAGAGGTGCCTATCAATATTGATGTTAGAGGTGTACAACACACTACAACGGCTACTAAATCCACTATTACAAATGACATTACTGAAGCGGTAACCGCTTACCTAAAGAAGATAGCATTTAAACAAAACTATGTATCAGTCGCACAGATTAGTAACATTATCATTGATAATGTTGGTGTTACCGACTATGAAAGTGTAACTGTAAATGGTCAGACAACTAAAATTAATCTAACAAACGAACAAGTTGCCGTATTGGGTACAGTTAGCGTGGCTTTAAATGACTAATACAGGTTTTAAGGAATATGCATTAAAAGCCATTAATAAGATGTATCGTAATGATCCATGGGTTCGCGAGTTATATCAAGCAGCTGGTTTACAACTACAAGATATAGATGAACTACTAGATGTATTACTAGATAACGGCTTTTTTGATTCGGTAGGTGAACGTGGTTTAAAGGGTTACGAAAAAGATTTAGGCATCAATGGTGAGGGTACAGTTGAGCAACGAAGAGCTATAGTACAGATGCTATGGAATAACAATGGCAAGTGTACCTTAGATAAAATCAAGGCTATTGTTAAAACATTCGTTTTAGATGATGTAGATGTGTTGTTTGAAGATGGTGTATTAAAATTAGAGTTTAATAACTCTAGTTTTGTATATGCCATTCCGCAAATTCGTAAAAACCTAACTGTAGTTAAGCCATCACATATTGGGTTGAGCATTAACGATGTACATGGTGTTGATACTGAATTATATGCTGGTAGCATTGTTACTACGTTTGAAACAACTACTATCAATCCAATGGTAGGCTTTAATTCAACGCTAGATGATGCATCTATTGTGGCTGGTGTGTACATTACTAAAGCTAATGTAATTAATTATGTTAATTGTTAAGGGGGTATATAATGCCTAGTCAATATCCGCAGAATGTGGTAACTAAAAATGGGTTGGCAATGATTGCCGAAAGCGTGGCAACACGTAAGAATTTAATTTTTACACGTGTTGTAGTTGGCGATGGAGATGGCACAGGTAGAAATTTTAATGACATGACTGCAGTAATTTCACCTAAAATGGAATTACCTGTAACAAGTGGAGTTAATGAAGGTAATGGCCAATACTTAATTACAGCCACTCTATCCAACAACACTTTAAATGTAGGCTTCTTCCCACGTGAAGTTGGACTATATGCAAAAGTAGATGGTAAAGCAGAAATGCTATATAGTTATACAAATGGTGGCAACAATGTGGGGTATGTGCCAGATAAGACAACACCAATTGATAGCGAAATTTATAAAATCAGAACAGTAATTGGTAATGCAAAAAACATCACTATCAATATGTCTGATAGTACATTTGTTACTAAAGGTGAACTAGATAGATATGTTGCTATTAATTCTGGTGCTTATATCAAGGATGCGAATAAAACTAATACAGGATTATCACTGATTAAAGGTGATAACACATCGAAGGTACTTGATTTTATTACTGCTAATTACAGTGATAGTGATACAAATAAAGTATTAAACCTTGCAACGCTTAAAAGTCTATTAGGGCAAGGTGCTATCGTGGCATCTAAGCTAGATGCTAATGGGGGCTTTGTTAAATTTGCTAATGGTTTCACTATCCAGTGGGGAGCGTTTAATAACGTACCAATAGGAGGTACAATTTCATTTCCTATTTCCTTTGATAGAGAGTGTTACGTAGTAGTTGGTAATGACGTGAATGGCAACAATGTTGATAACCAGGTCCATTCGTTTAGAGAACATACTAGAACAGGGGTTAAAGTATATTCTCAGGCGGCGAAAGATGGATTAAATAAAACTACGGCTTGGGGCAGATTTATTGCAGTAGGTAATTAGCTGATTCCAAAGCACAGCCAGGTAAAGTTTCCGGCATTGCCACGATTAGCTAAAAAACGTATAGATGTTCTATTATTATTTGAGAAACCACTGTTCCAAGACACATAGAACTCATCGCCTCTTGTGTTTGTACTTGCGGAGTCGTCGGTACATAATGCAACTAACACCTTACACGTAATAGGCAATGTTACATCAATATATGTATTTTGATTTAAAAACCAAGTTAATCCCCACTGGGTATTAGGATATACCAACGGCTATCCAATTACACCACAAAGCAGTCCTACCAAGGCCTATACGCCGACCTGTTAACATAAATCTTGTATTATCTGTTAAAAACATAGATATTACCAGAGGGTCCCCTTCAGTGTTTATATCTGTACCTGAAATACTAAATACTGTAGTAAACGCTATTGGATAACTAATATACGAGTTTTGCTGTGCGTTAAAAACTTTTCCCCACTGGGGAGTTATTTTAATAATTCCACGGTTTTACGTAGCTCACGAATAGTTTTATGAGTGTATACCCTAGTGGTAATATCACCTTGTTTGTGGCCTAGCAATGAGCGCAAAGCGTTAGGCGGTGCGACCGAATCAAGTAAACTTGCGAATGTGTGCCTGGTATCGTGGATAGTATGCTTACAATTTAACTGTTTCATAATATTTTGAAAATGCTTACGGAATGTTGTGTAACTTACAGTAAATAGATAATCATCAGTATCTATATATAACAGTTCTATTAGCGGTATAATGCGACGATGTAATGGGATGATACGACCCTCGCTCGCTTTTGTTTTAGCGTGCCTTACGATGAGATATGATGATCGTCTATAGATGTCTTGTTTTCGCAAATTAAGAAGCTCACCTATGCGGAGACCTGTGTATAGCAGTATTAAAATCATATGGGAATAAGGAGTATCTATTGCCCATAATTTATTAATTTGTTGGCGAGTGAATACTCTTCTACTAATCGTCGGTATGTTAGGGCCAAGATTTAAGTGTATGGCGTAATTAGTGATAGAGTAATCCTTGATGATTGCGTAATTAAATAATTGATTAAGTAACGTGCGGACTTTTTTACACGATGAGTAGGAAAGTCCTTTTACGTGCATGGAATTAATCACATGTTGAAGGTGCTGAAAATGAATATCCGTGATAGGCATATCCGCTATGTTGGATATGTGTTTAAAAGCAATATGATAAGACTTAACAGCGCTATTAGAAATAGACTTAGAGTGAATAGGCAACCACTCGTTAAAGAGTTGCCTTAATGTAATGGTATTGCGTTGCTTGCGCTTTAATATAACAGCGTAACGGCGCATAATTTCACCTCCGAAAGGATACTACTATGAATCAATATGTATTTGTGTTAAATGAAATGGGCGAACGAATTACGTCCTATGTTGATAATACAGTAACGCAAGAGCAGTTGTTAGCAACTGCAAAACAAGAATGGCCAGATGCAGCGGATTATATTTACTCTGCAGATGGTGATAGCATGCTTGATGAATTTATGAAAGGCAAGTTTTATGTAAATGGTGAGTTTGTAACACCACAACCAAAAGAACCAACTAAGGCTGAACAAATTGCAGAAATTAAAAATTACTATGATAAACGATTTGATGCACTTGATAAAGCCGTATTGCGTAGGCGATTAGCTAATGCAGATATTACTGACTTGCAAGCACAATATAAAACTTTACAAGCCGAAATGGTTACTAAAATTAAGGCGGTGAAATAATGGAAGAGATTAAAAGCAATGTACCTGTAATGCGTTTTTGTGAATATTGTTGGGACACTTTAAATGAAAATGGCACTTGCCCTACAGAGGGTTGTATTCATAATGATCTAATGGATTTGGAAGAGGATGATGCGGATGTTACCAGTCCAACACAACTTTAATGTCATTAAAGGGGAAGCAATCACTCTAAATGTTGGATATACAAATGCAGTAGATAGTGAAAGCCTATTCGCATGTGTTAGAAAATATCCAACTGATGAGGAGTACAAGGCAAAGTTTGATGTGACAGTATCACAAGAGGGGTTAGAAGGTGATGAGTTAAGTAAAATCATCTTATCCTTGGATACCAACACATTGGACTATGGTAAGTACTATTGGGATTTATTCTTGTGGAGTGGTGAAAAGCCTATAAAATGTCTGATAAAAGGTGAAATCACAATAGCTGAAGGCATCAGCAATAGGGGGAAATAATATGAGTGATGAAAATATTCATATAAAGTCTAATGATGATGATAAAATCATTGTCAAAGATAATACCCAAATTATTAAATTGCAAGGGCCTCCTGGCCCTCCAGGGCCAAAGGGCGAACCTGGTAAGAATGGTATTGACGGACTAAATGGAGAACAAGGGTTACAGGGTATTCAAGGCCCTCCTGGTAAAGACGGAAAACCTTTTACTTATGATATGTTCACACAGGAGCAATTAGAGAATTTAAAAGGCCCTAGAGGTGAACAAGGACCACCAGGACCGCCTGGTACTGGTGCTAATGTAGATTTATCAGCCTATACAACTAAACAAGATGCCGAAAATCTTTACATAAAAAAAGTTGATATAAGAAACTACCTTACTATGCTAGGAGACCCTAAATATGCACTCAAAACAGAATTAAGTGATTATTTGTCTAAAACAGATGCGACTAATAATTACGCTCAAAAAGGCTGGGCGACTCAAACGTTTGCATATAAGAACGATTTAGGTACTTTCATTAAGAAAAACGAGATTGCTCAATATGCATTAACACCTGGCGATGCTTCTAGTCGTTACGTCAATAAATTAGAGGGGCAGTCCTTCGCTCAAAAATCTGAATTAAGTGATTATGTGAAGAAGACGGAAATTAATCAGTATACATCAAGCACACAAGGGCCACCAGGTCCTAAAGGGGAACCTTTTAAATATTCTGACTTCACGCAAGACCAACTTAATGCACTTAAAGGGCCAAAGGGTGATAAAGGTGAGCCATTCAAATATTCTGATTTTAC